ACCCCCCATGTTGCAGCATAATCAACGCCGCCTTTCGCAAGTCGAGTATGAATCATTTTATTGAAATCATCTTCGATTTCGAGAAGATTGCCGTATCGCTGAAGTGCGCCGGTTGCTTCATTTCCGATTACCTGTCGAAAAGAATCATTTAAGCCGGATTTCTCAGCGGCATAGAGTCCAGCCTTATCGGTATCAGAAAGCGTAGTTGATGTGAATCGTTTCATCGCCGAAAGAGTCGCATTTCGATCTTTGATTATTGTCTGCGCCGTAAGTGGGTCAAGTTCGCCGACTTTCTGATAATACTCAATCATCTTTTTACCCTGTTTGATGATCGCGTTTGAATCCGGGCGAGAGACAATTGATGGACTTGAGATATATTGTTGGATATTAGTTATTGCTTGTTTTGTCGAAACAGTCTTGCCGATATTTGACGCATCTTGCATGGCGATTTCGACTTCCGGCCAGATAGATTGCTTTGTCTGCTCGATTGCTTGAGTCATATCCATAAGAGCGGTATCACGATTTGTAGGCAACTTATGCGGAAGTGCTTTGCCGTTTATATCAACAAAATTCAGATTATTTTTATTTGCAATTATATCACCAATTGCAGATTCCGCTCTATCAAGATATGCGATACGTTGTTTCGGTCGATTTTTACCTTCGCCTGATAAGTCGATTATTTCCGATACCGTTTGCCGAACTTTATTACTTACGCGTTTTGTAATCGGCGTAGTCGGGATACTTAATGCCTGCGGTATACTTGCGCCTGTTTTATCCGCAACAGTCTTTACATCCATCAAAGCATTCTTCGCTGAATTCTTCGCCGAGTTTTCAAGTCCAAGCAACGAAAATCCAACGGTACTTTCAAGAGCTTTTGCTGCATCGGGATATGCGTTTGAAAATTGCTTATATGCTCCCATGCCCTTTGAAAGCGCAGAAATTCCCATTTGACCAACTTTCGTTTTAGCGAAATCGGTTAGATTTTCGGTAAGGAATTTCTTAACTGTATCTGGTGCCATCGTTTCCCAAGCAGAGGTAATCAATTCAGCCGGTAGATCGCCGCCGACGAAATTCGCCGCTTGACCGGCTGCAAGAGCACCGATTTGTGGGGCATTGAATAACTTGCCTCCCACTTGTTCGCCTGCTCGATCTGCAATGGCTCCTACGTTCTGCTGCCTCTGCTGAAACGCCGTACCAAGTCGATCAAGCAGGCCAGGAGACTGAACAGGGGCTTGAGGCTGCGGCGTAACAGGCTGCGTCATAGGTTGCCCTGGGGCAATCGCGGGAAAAACAGCAGGCGTGCCCCCTTCGCCGCTGCTTGCCATAATTTTCGATAGGATCGCAGACTTTACCTCAGGCGCGGCAGATGAATATTCCGGCGAGGCTTTTTCAAGGATCCGCTGTTTGACTTCATTCGGCGCGGATTGAAAGTTCGGATCGCTTATTATCGCTTGCAAGTCCATTATTTCGCCCCTTGCATGAGTTTGATAATTCTATCGGCTTCTGCGTCAATGTCGGGATTCGTATTTGGTGCGGGTTTCGGCTGTCCAGGTGCGGTTGATTTCTTCGCCTTTGTTTCGTAATTGTTCGCCCGTTCGCCAAGAGACTCAAATAATTTCTCAAAGTCTGCTTGACTCTTACCAAGCGTCTTGTACTGTGCAACCATTGCATGAAGATCTTCCCGATGAGTTTTAAGCCTGCGTTCAAACGCTTCAGGCGGCAAGCTCGAATCAATCAAGGTTTTTGCCAATTCAAATGCCCATTCACCACCTTGACCAGATGCAAATGTACGCTGAAGTGCTTCAGAGAGCAAAAGCACTTTACCTTTGAATTCTGCAACATCGGGATCGCCGGTTTCTTCTCTTGCCCATTGATCGAGTGAGTTAAATGCTTTGATATTTTTCGGAAGCGCGTTTTTCGCTGCAACAATTTTTCGCAATTCAAGCAATTTCGGCGTATTAACATCATATAATTGACTTGCTGCTTGAAGACTTGCACTTCTAACACCTTCACGTTGTCTTGTTGCGGTTCTACTTTCGAGAATTTTTTCGCTAACACCGGCAAATTCGATTCCCGGTGAGGCAATTTCCATGGCAGCAAAAAGTTTGCCTGTTCGACTATTTATACGATTTGGATCAAGTCGCCTCTCATTTACGGCAACATTCAACGCTGCTGTTTCTTCTGGAGTTAAACTAAATCCACCTCTCATTTCACTAAGCGGTCTTTCACCTGCTGTATTTACACCACCAGCCGGAACTACGATAGATTCACCTGTTTTCGGAAAACCGACTTGCATGAATGATCTTCCTGTACGATCTGTCATAAATTTTGTTACAGGCTTATTATTTGGATCGTCCATAAGGCCATTTGCAACAAGCATCTGATTAACTGCGTAAACTGAATTCGCGTCATCCTGAGTCAATGCGCCTTGATCTACCGCATCTTGTAGGCTCATTGCGGTTTTATTCGATGAGTCAGTAAGTTGAATGTTTGAAACTTCACCGGATCGCGGATCAACATTGAATGTGCTGATTGAGTATTTCGGCTTCAATCGACCCTTTGGTTTCGTTGATGTAATCGGCTGCATTTGAGTCGGAGCAGATGAAGGAGCTTGACCGGGCGCGGAAGGTGGAGGCAAGGCGGCAGGCGCAACGGGAACGCCGCCACCAGAAGCCATCCCTGTCGCTTGAGTAAGTTCACCTGATACCGGCGCAGGCATCGCACTCTGTTGCCCACCACCGGCAATCTGCTCCTGCCCACCGGGCATTGCGCCCGTCAAGAGTCCCATTACCGTTTGCGTAAGGCCCTTATTTTGCTCTTTTTGAGTCTTTACCGCATCGAGTCGCTCTTGCCCGCCCATTGCATCAACTAACGCTGGAACAAGATTTCCCATACCGAAATTATTCGCATGAGCTTGAAGACGACTTATTGCCTCAATATCGCCGTCTTTCGCGTATGCGGCGAGAATTTGCTTAAATGCCTCTTGCTCCGGGTTTTTTTTTGAACCGCTTCTTGCTGAATCGTTAAAAGATGCCGCTGTTCGCATAGCACTACCGGCACCCTCAGAAGCGGCACCCATCAAAGCTGAAAGGATATTTGTTGCCATAGCGATAATCTCCGATACAGTTTATCGAAGTTGATAATATTCGATTTACTTCTTGCCGCCAAAACTTGAACCAGCGCCTACATTTGTTGATTTACCTTTACCGGAAACATTACCGCCAACCGCACCACTAAGACCTGATAATGCTGTTTGTGATTGTCCGAGTACAAGGTTTGGAATAAAGTTATAAAGCATTTTTTCAATGTCAATTCGAGCATTTGATGCAGCAAGATTTCCTTCTCGCCTGCCCTCTGCCAAAATTCTCTGACCAAATGGTGTTCCCGATTGTCCGGTTTGAGCTAAACCCTCGCCGGTTTGCCTTTGCGCGTCACTTGCCGCCCGCCGAGTTGCTGTGACGGCTTGAGAAATAAGCGGTACTTGGATTCCACCAGCAGTTCTACCAGATGGATCGTTGATAACAGCGGAGAGATTATTAATCAGTCCTTGCCTGAGTCCCGTTGTCTCCCCGGCGAATTGTTGAGCAAGTTGCGCCAGTGTCGCCGCTGCTGGATCACTTTGACTGCCGCTTGATGTACCTTTACCGCCCCCGCCGCCTACACTCATATTATTTCCTCCCGATTTGCATCATTCGAGATTTAAAAAATTCCTCTTTCTTTAATTGAACCAACCATACCACAGGTTGATCCATAAATTTTTCAAAATTACCTACAACAGCATAACCTATTTTTAGGTGTAATTGCAATAGATCAAGCTGCCAAGTCGCGCCCAGGATAGTTTCATAGAATTCAAAAACGAGTGAGTAGACGTTTTGACCGAGAAAAATTAATCGGCGAGAACCTCGAAGTACTGAATTTGCCCAAACACCACTAAATATTGATTTACCGGAAGGTTCACGAAACCAGCAAATAAAGTCGATTTCACCAGATGGAGACAAACTGTAAAAAGTAACAGCGGGTGATTGAAAGATGTTGAGAAATTGTGGAAGATTTCGGCTATCGGGAACGATTAATTTTTCCATATCACCAGTTTCGTCTAGGTGCATCCATAGACGAATAAGTAATATATCTTCAGCTTTTGAGAAAGTATAAACGTGTAGATTTAACCGCTCAAAGTTTTGCTTATAGCGAGAATATACTGCTTCTAATTGATCGAGTTGAATAGTCATTTTGGGCCATAGAAATCTGGTTTGATTGAGAAGATTTCAATCAAGTTAGTTGAAATAGAACCAGTTAAACGAATTCCGAATATTTTACCTTCTTTACCGATATTAAATGTTATTTTGTCGCGGCTTGACGTTTGCATAGTTCCAAGAGTTATCGAAACTCCATCGATAATTATGCTTGCCGTAATTAATTGACTATTCGTATTAAGATCAATCGTGAGGAATTGTAAAATAGCCGACATTTCGTTATCGGTATTGATATGAGGCGTTTCGAGAATGATTGAAATACTATCGCTATTATCTGAGTATATTCCAACCTTTTCAAAATCAACCACTTTTGAATCATAAGTAACTGCAATTTGATCTGTTTCAGGGCCATAAAAAATCGCACTAAAAGCAATTCCAATATCCCTGAATACTCCTTCTTTATTCACCGCAATTGATTGATTTGTATCAGATAGAATATACTCGTTTCTAACAAATTCGGCAAGTATTGGTGTTGAAAAAGCCGATAAATCACCGATAGCCTCGCCGCGAAATAATCTTTCAGTTGCACCTGGAGAAACAAGAATGCTCGTATTTCCGTCGAATAGTCGAATTCCATCAACAGCACGATACATCAATCCATACGGCGTTTCGACAACTGAAAACGGTTCAATCGTACCGGGGCAATCTGGTACTTCGCGTGGAACATATGGATTATCGCCGCCAATGAGAAATATTCCGCTTTCGGCGATTACACCAAGCTGGCCTTGAGAGCGAAAAAGTTTTTTAAGTGGATTAGAATCAGATGTTACTTCGATATAGCCTTCCATAGACTCACAGCGGCCAATCGGCGAGTAAAAAACCCTTCCGCGTTGCCCCGATTGAGTACGAGTAATCCAGAACATAGAGGCGTTAAATGGCCCAAGGCAATCATCGAAATATGCAAATGGCTTATCGTTGTCGACAGGTAATTCAAGTGACGAAAGGCCAATATCGGCATTATCGGAATATGTTGTTACTCCAGCATTGACTTGATCGCGGTAGAAAAAAAGCACTCCATCAGCTTCAGTACGCCAAATTTCAACTTTATCAATTTGCAAATCAATCGCGCTGCCATCAGGAATCGCCGAAAGATTAACAGTTAAATCCGCTCCTGTTGGCGTTGCGCTTACGGCAGTTGTATTCGCATTTGATCTATGACCAGTTACAGAGTTTTTATAGGTTATCAGGTACCGATAAACTGCATCTGCCGTAAGAGAACCACCGGCGGCAATTGCTGTAGTAGGCGCGGATACTGGCGGTGAGATTCCCCAATTTTGAACCGTTCCATCTGATTTCGATTTGTAAAGTACGCCGCCGCCTGCGAAAAATAAATAATCGACGATTCCGGCAACTGGAGGGCATTTTGCGAAAGATAAACGATTACCGGAAAGTCCAGATTTTTTACTTACAGTTGCACGATAAAATTCGGTCCCGATGCCGTACCAAAATACATTTGAGAAATAAAATATCGAATGGGCATTAAGTGCGTCAATTTGACTTGAACCGAATCGAGACCGAAATGATCCAGTTGCAGTTGCAGATATTCCGCGATTTGACCGAACAGAACCTTCTGGAATTAGATCGGCGGGGGGCGATAAAATAAGCCCGGATGTGAAATTTTTAAGTATTGGCACATTTTAACCTATTAATTAATCTTCCTTAAAGATAAACTCTCCCAAGCGCAACACACTCAAAACCAGTCAAACCAGTTAAATCATCTTGAATTATAATCTGTAACTCATCAGTTGTCGAATTTGCTAGCTCAACAACAACTCCGTGGTTATCAAACCCTGCAAATTTCTTTATCGCCCTAAATCCGTATGTACCAGCCGGTGCTTTATCAATAAATTCAACGATGGTGCAGTGATGTAGAAAATCGCCATTATCTTTTACGTTGAAGTAGTTCTTATATGTTCCGTCTTTTTTCCTTACAACGATACCGTTTGTTAACGCAGCTAATCCACCAAACATAGATGTATCCATAGCCGTATTGTCTTTTATATTGAATATTATTTTTGTTATTTTGAAATTAATGGTCAAATTCGCCGGTGATATTCGGAATATCTGAGGGGTAACACTCCCATCAACATTCATATTGTGTGTTGTTCTTTCGATATTTGCTGCGGTTGTAAACGCGAAATCAAGTGGGCGATCAATAGTTATTGCATTAACAACAACAGTTATGACCTCAGCCTGCAAAAAATGGCTCCCTTCTTTGAAACAAAGAATATTTCCAACAACTACTCCATGTCCAGCAACTAATGTCACTGCATATGTATCTATAGTTACGTCAGTGGCTAGGGTTACGGCATTTATGCTCTGGCAAAAATATATATCAACAACCTCTGTGTTCCTGTCTCCAGAAACAGGCATGGCACTATTATCTGATAAAGTCCAAACTTCCCCGGTTCCATCAATTATTTTCATTTCCCGCAAAAGACTCATATAATATCCCAACCTGTTTCAGTTGAATTTGCCTTTAAAAAAAGAGATTCAGCAACGGCAAGAAACTCAAATGATGTTGTACCATCTGGAAGTGTTTCAGCTCCAAACGACTCCAACGTAGTCATATTTGTAACATTTATTGCCGTTACATGGAGTAATTTTCCAGCATTACCAAAAGCCGTCGGAAGTGTCGCAGTTACCGCATTACTTGTTGAATCAAGTTCAACAGAGAAATCATCAACTGTAATATCGTCATCGAAAGTTATTTTTCGTATTGAAGTGGATAATCCTCCGATTAACGCTTGTCCTCCAATTCTACCGCTAAGTAAGAGGTATTGTATATGAACATCGCCAGAAGTGAGATTCGCCAGTTGATTATGATCAATGCCACTATCAATAGTCGATATTCCAAGTGTAAAATCTCCGTTATCTGTTATGAGAATACTTAATGAACCTAAAATAACTTCCACAAGATTTTCCAATAAAAACGCCTGATCTAATCGAACTGCGTCATCGTCATTAATTCCATTTCCGACATTAATAATACGTTTCCCGCCGAGAGAAATATCGCCGCCACTCTGCGAAATCGAATTAAGCCGTCGAGATATTGAATCGAATACTCTTCCAAGTTCTCGGCGAAGTGAAGCAATGTCACCGTTTTGCGCTATTGTATAATATTCACGAGGCATTATTTAAACCCGATTAATTGATTAAATAGTTCGGCGAGTTTTTTGCAAGTGTCTGAATATTCGAGATCTGTATGATTCGATGGATATGCAAATTCACGCGAAAGTGCTTCCACCGCAATCGGTAATGCGTAAATGTCCATTATATTATCTTGACGATTTTCGGAATAAATAAGCGTAAGATTATTTGCTGGATAGTCTTCGCCGTATGGTTCGCCGTGAACTGGTATAACCGGATCGCTATTGACGTTCGGATTCGGGTAAAGTGTATATGTCCGAACGGTTAATTCATCTTGAGTAATTGCTTTCGGAAGTCCGCTATCTGCTCCCCAAGTTGTCGAATATGCGTCAAGGCCATTTGCAGAAGTAAAAGAAAGCATTTCAGAACCGAAGAATACCCGAATGAGCTTATAAACATCGCTATCGAATGAATAAGTTGCAGTTCCACTAACGACTGATTCTAGCGATGCCTTGACCATTTGCGGATTTGATCTAAAACCATTTTCATCGAAAACATCAGTAATAAACTGTCCAAGTGTGTCTGAATCAGTCGTTATTGTCGTTAGACTTTCAGCAAGTGTCTTAATGTCTGCACGATTCATTTATATACCTTTCGTCTTTAAAAGCGATGCAGCTTGTTCGAGCCGTTTAGGGATCGCTGAGAGCAAACGAAACCGACAAAGTAAGATAATCTCCGCAAGAATCAAGGCGGCTTCGATATTCTCATCAGGAAGTTCGCTTGCGGTATTGTAGCTGGCCGCAAAGCTAGTATGAAGGGTAAGGAGCTTGACATAGGTAATCGTCAACGAGGAGGCTGCTGCTTGGCCAGGAAAGAGGATAAATAAATCGCGGCCAATTGGATGCCAGGATTCAAAGCGAGTTCCGTCGATTGATCGAAACCAGTCCGGCGAATAAGCTGAAAACTCATCAAGCGTTTTCGATTGCGGAATTGTTCGATTTGATTGCGTAAATGATACAATTGATGCTGCTGCGGGGAATTCTGTGCGAAGGGAGAAAAGAAGTTTCTGTTTAGGTGTATTCAGTGTAGCGTTTACAAGAACACAAGAAAGTGCTACGTTGATTATTTGTTCACAACGAGAATAAATCTCTGTTGCAAGATTAACATCAACTGCAAGTCCGCCTTCTTGCCGTACTCGACGAAGAAGAATTTCTACCGTTTGGCCGATTGATCTTGACATAATTCATTTTGCTCGATTAGTGCCGTTTAAGTGTTCTAATGGGTGTATACATCTTTGTTACATTTTCCATTCCCGGTGAGGCTTGCGACTTCGTCAACCAAGTATTATAATCCCCTTCTTGATTTTCGTTTTTTCCCCCTTGACTTGATCCACCGAAACCTGACGCACCAGTTTTTTGTGCTGTTTGAAATAATTGAGCCAATGTTTCTTTATCCATGGCCCCACTTGATTTTAGCGATTCACCAACTTTTAACAGCTCGGTGCCCTTTTCTACTGCACCAGATTTTACGGCAGTCGTTAATAATTTAACTATTTCTCCGATAGCCAATTTGAATCCCCCTACCGTTTCCAGTTATCATAAATATAATCACGTGCATCGCGTTGATCTGTTCTGCGATGAGCATTCCCACGAAACATCTGCAAAATAAACGTAACATCATCGGTAGCGCGAGAAGTGCGAATAGCGTCTTTTATTTTATCGTCCCATATTTTACGCTGTTTTGCTTGTTCGTTTGCGTATACTGCGGCTGCATCGATATTACCGAGTTTAATCGCGGCAATTTTCTCAAATTGAAAAACATCAATCAAAATTCCCTCTTTCAATGCATACGAATCAATTACCTGCGGAAGAGTCGAATTAAATGCCAGTGCTGCTGGCAATGACCAATATGTATAATGGATCAATTCGCTTTCAGCCGGAGGCGGATAGATTTCGTATTTGAGATAACCACTTGCATCAACGCCGTGTTGTGTAACGTGCGTAGGAGGACTACCGGCGAGAGTTCTACTTGGAGCATACTGATCGAGTTCATCAAGCGATAATTGATCGAGTTCAAAACGAAGACGGTCGAATAAGAATGTCCCTGTCCAACGAGCGTTTGCATTAAGGGAATGCGTGCGCTTGGCAAGGGTATAACTACCCGCGGAAATATCATCTTCAGCGAATGCGGATGCAAGAGTAATTGTTGCGGCAAGGGCATTAATCGATGATACCTTATACCAAACGGTATTCAGTCGGATATACCAATGTTCATGAGAAGCAGCGCCGGGAGAAGTAACCCAGGCGGCTTGAGCGGTAGCATCAGGAGTGATTGTAACTGATCCGCGAATTACGGTAACTGTTCCAGCAGTGACGATTGCCGGAATTGAAAGTTCGCCGACTTGACGAAGATGGCGAAACTTAACGCGATTAACTAATTCAGTGTAACGATTATTCAACCAACGAACGATAAGCGGCGATCCTGCGGATGTTTCAGTTGAACCGATTATGTCCCTAACGAGTGCATCGACGGTTGTTGTCATTGGCGTATCTCACCCGTTATTTGATAAAAATACTCCTCATCGACAACTAACGACGAGCGCGAATCTGAGGCCGCTGACCTTCGATCTTTCGATCAGTATCGACTGTTCGACTTTCAGCATAATCGGCAAGCTGAGATTCAGAAAGCGACCTATCCCTGAAGAGTTTCTTCGCTGCGCCCTGAAGACGTTCTACAGGGATTTCGCCCCGCCTTGCAGCAAGGGCGACCCCAAATGCGGATTGCTGAAATTTACTTTGTGCGGGCATTATTTGACCTCTTGCAATGCACGAATCATATCGCCTTTATTGGCACCTTTTGAAAGGATAATTTGCTTTTCCTCGATCAACTTACGAAGTGCATCGACTTTCAGCAAACTGTAATCCGGCTTGTTTATTACTCGATGCTGCTCAAGCAGGGCAATAAGCTCCCTGCGGCGAATAACAGGCAATTCGTCAACTTGGAGCAAACCTGCTTCAATACGAGAGGCAATCAACTCTTTCGGTGCTGTCGATAAATCCATGCTAATTACCTCGATTAGCTTACATCAGGATGGCAAGCAAGGCCATTGAAAAGGGCAACGGAAGCTGTGTTTACCTGATTGATCGGCATATTGATTCCGCCGAACCAAACGTAGGCTTCCTGACCGACTGCGACAATATCCGTGCAACCAACGAAAGTACACTGATTGTCGAAGAACAATTGACCGTTTCCAAGTCCTGCTCCATCGATTGCGTAGGTCAAAGAGGTTCCGATGTTGATGAATTTGCAGTTTTCAAAGGTTACGACACCTGCGCCCATTCCAGCAACGGTTGAAAGAAAATTCACCTGGGCATTGTCCGCGTTCATCAGGAAAATGCAGTTGCGGAAATTCACCCGGCAAGAACGATCCGCTGCACCGTAGAGCCGAACGCAGTCGCCGTTGGTCCAGGCGACAGTGTCGCCGCCGAATACGCAATTCTCAAAATAACCCTCATTGCAAGCAATATCAGCGAGGATATAACCCGCATCATCAAGAGCCGTTGCCAAGGAAGGCAAGAAATGGCAATTGATGAAGGAATTGCGCTCACCGGTCACATTGAGCAACTTAATATCAGTTGCGGCAGTTCCATACGGGAAATACAGATTGGCGAAAAGATTACCGTAACCAGAAACGGTCAACAGTTCGGCAATCCCCGCCGATTGCGTGATACGAGAACGCTGATTCATCAGAGAGGGCGGACACATGCCGACAAGATGAGTCAGATTTTTGTTCCAGGCGACATTATCCGCCTGCGGATGAGCGTCCGGCGTTACAAGCAGGGTATCGTTTCGGCCAGTGGTCATAAGACCAAGAGCGGTTTCAATATCCGTATGAAACGCCGGAGAACTTGAGTGGGAAAACTGCTCCCAATAGGAATATCCTGCACCCCCCGCGGAAGGGGCCAAGACATGAATATCGGCAATTCCAGGAATCCCGAAACGGCCAAGAGCCGAAGAAGCGATTTCACGAAGTCTACTGGACATATTACTACCTCCTCATATACGAGTTTGAGGTTGATTGATTGATACCTTCTTCGACCTCGATCAGCCCGTAGAGCCATCAACCCCATACGGAGAGCCGTAACCCTGCGTATGACGCTGGTAGGCAGTTGCAACGGCATTCTTCGTATACGGATCATCGAACATATCGAAGATCGGTTGATCACGCCAAAAGAAGTTAAGGTCGTGCTGGCCCTTACCGGCAAGCATGAACCAATAAGTCGAAGTTGTCAGATAATGGCAAACCATGAAAGAAAGATCTTCGTCGATCAGGGCGTTGATTTCGTTATCGGCGGTATACGGCTTTCCGCCAGAACCGAAGATTTCCCGCGCAACGAACTTATTCGACGGAGAAATGACAATCATCGAAGGAGCCATAAGGCGCGGCATGGTGCGCTCATCGGTGAGGTTTTCAAAACGGGTGATTGCATTCTGAATACCGGTGATCGAGAAACCAATATCCGGGGAAGGCCGGTTTGCCCACGCGCCGCCGTTGAGCTTCGACTGTGCGGTGGAGCAGAGGGACTTACCGGAGGTAAACCCGGCGAAGGAAGTTGAAAATGCGTTGTTCAGAATCGACCAAGCGGAGACTTCTTCACGATTGCGACCAGCCCGGGCCATGCAGCGAACCATTTCCTGCATTACTCCATAGAGTTCATCGCGCCACGCTTCCCAGGTGATTTCGACGGCCATGCCATAGGGAGACGCGGTGTAGGTTTTCGTTCCGCCGGTAATCAGCTCATCCATCGTGAACTGTTCACCTTCGAGCTTTGTTGGCATGGTGCCGAGGCCGGATACCTGATAATCGGTAATCGGATTCCACTCCATATCGCCGACATTAAAGATGAGCGGGTATTCTTTAGGCCGCTCCTTGCCTGTTTCGAAATAAACTTCCCGAAGATCGGGAGCCAGAAGCCGACTGATTGCGCCGCGTGAAATAGTCATTTGGTTGTCTCCTTGTTTGATCTACAGGCGATTAAATCGCATTGAAAAGGGAATCGACGAATGTGAAGTGAACCAAGGCAAGATTCGTGCCAATGGCATCAACGAACTCAATCGGCATTGCCGCAAGATCGGTGGTATCAGCGGCATTGATGTACCAAGTGCCACTTGTTCCTTCGAGCGACAAACCGTAGCGAATATAACGATTCGTCACAAGAGAGGTGTAATCGCCGCCAGTGTCGCCAGTTGCAATACGACCAGAAAAAACGGCATTGGGCAGAGCAGGATAGACAAGTGCTTCAGTCCGCCCATCTTCTGCGGCTTCTGCCGCTACACCAAGAATCGTCCCAGTGGTTGGGCCATCTGCGGCCTCTACCGCAAGACCGGATGTTGCGATGATAATTGCCCCTTTGAGCCAAGTGGTTGCCGATGCTTTTGTGACGTTGACAATCGGAACTGCCCCGCCGCCAAGCATTTTTACTGCTTTGATATGATCGCCAACTGTAAGAGCCATCTTTATACCTCCTGAGTTTTAAAATTACTCTTATGTTAAGTAATTACAGGTTTTATTGATCTTTGTCAAATTGTTTTTATCAATTAACCGCGCCCGCGAGATTGACCGGGGAGAGGAATTCCCGGTACGCCGCCGGGCTGTTTCATTTGTCGAGCGATTGTATTAACAGCGGTGTTTTGACCGGCACGACGACGACGATCAATGATTTCCTGCGTTCGCGGGTCAAGAGTGGGATTATCGTCGGTTGATACATTTTTGAAGACATTCGGGTATTTATCGGCGATATTATGAACCTCAGATTCAAGGCCGTATTGCTGCCGAAGTCGCGCATCCTCTTCTGATTTCACGATTTTCAAATACTGGTCAATCCGAATACACATAAGTAGAACATCGCCGACTCGAATGGTATTATCGGCTTTGACAAGATCAGCGGCTTCGGGAAACTCCCGATTTGTTGCAACTGCCCAACCTTGAGCTTTCTTCTTCCAAACCGCCTGACCGTTGGTATTAACATAATTCACCCAACAGGTTTTCAAATACGGATGATTCGCGCCGATGTTCATGTAGTCGTTTTCAATATCGTTGCGAATTTCCCGATCAACATTAAAGGCATCAGCGGGGAGCCTTACTTGATCCGGGCCTTTTTCTGCCATCTGAGCAAGATTATCTGTTCGCTGTGCAAGCAATTCATCACGTTGATAGCCGGGGGGCGGCAAATTTGGTTCAATCTGTGCGGCCTGTTCCGGTTTGAGAATCTGACCTTCTTGTGCTGCGAGTTCTTCCTGTGAAAACAATAGCATAATTATTCCTCCCCTTCACCGAAATATTTTTTACCGACTTTATTCCAATAATCCGCCCAACCAACATAACCACGCCTTTGATATTCCTGATCGACTGAAACATTTTTCGAGCGAAGTGCGGCCATGGCATCAGAGCCAAGAACCTTTTTCGGATCGGGAACACCTTCACCGTAGTTACCTACCCCAGCAGAGCGGCCATTTTGCCCGTTCGGTGCCATGTTTTGATCTGCTGCAACAGACCGGCGAACTTCCTCTTCCTTCACAGCAACGATCTTGTCGATATTCTGACCGACCGCAAGTTGATATGCTGCTTGACGGATTTGCGGATTCATGCGCTGATCGGCGGGAAGCGAATTAAGATGCTGTTCAACATCATTTTTCACGATGTCATAATGAGGCATTTTTCCGCGAGTTACTTCACCCGCAAGATAGTCAATCGTCTGAACTCCAGCGGCGAATTTCGGATCAAATTCACGACTTACCTCAATTCGGGTTTTAACGGAATTAATCTTGTCACGTTCGCGGAGAAGTTTAGAAATCGGATTTCCATCTTCTGCGGCTTTGTCAATTGCTGCATCAAGTGATTCGAGCTTTTTATCCAATTCGATAATCTGATCGTCAAAAGTCGGTCCAGTTGGCGGAGGTGGGTAATTCTGCTGCTGAGAAAACTTTCCAGCATTTTGCTCGAAAGCATCCAATCGACCTCTGAGAGCATCAAAATCGCTTTTCGGGACAAAATCAGGCGGCGGTGTTGCAGGCGGCGCAGTTGGTTTTCCGGTAATGGGGTCCATCGTTGGCTCGGGCATTATTTATTGCTCCTTTCATTAAGTGCTTGACGTTCACGGAACTCAGCGCGAAAACGTGAAGCGATTGTCTCATATACTGCGAGTTCGATTGCCAACGGCATGATCTTTGCGCTATTGCCGGATTTGCTTTCTTCAACTATCTGCTTAATTATACCTTGTTTGATTTCTTCAACCCAAGTTATAAAATCATCTTGAGCGGGTTTGTAATTAAATAGATACTCTTGCCAGATACGCATAATTTACACCTGTTCGTAAGGTAATGCAAGAGGTTCTTCACCACCGCCGCCTGCAAGTCCACCAAACATTCCCATTAATTGCTGAAGTCCCTGTTGTTGGATTTGATCGATTTCAATTTTATTCAATTCGTCTTCCATTTCAACCATAAATATCGACGGGTCTCGAACCTGATCGAATGTGCGCAGAGTTCTGTCGATTACTTCACCTGCGGATTCAATAATTTTTCTGGCAACTGTTACGACTTCCGGTGGAGTTTGCGGATTACTTGCAATTGTAATCAACTCAAGAGTACGTTGATAATATTGAGCAAGAATATTCGTAAGCATTATTGCATTTTGACGCTCTGCTTCACGATTGACTGTAGATGAGGAAGCTGTCAGTTCTATATCAAGTTGTTCGTCGAATGACTCATTTCTTAATGCACCAATAACAAGCATTGCATCTTCGTAGCCGAGAATTTGAATAATCGCACTTTCAGTTTTTGCATCACCAGAAAGAATCTGCTCCTGGTAGCGATAAATTGCCTGCGCGATGGAATTGGCGATACAATTTCGCATACTGTCGAATGCGGGAACAAAGCGACGAGAAACTTGTTGAATAAAGCTCATCGCGGTAATGCCGGGAGTTCTTGATGGAATCGAACTACCTCGACTTACATCATTGATTCCAACTCGCTGATTCGCAAGCTGCATTGTTGCAATTTGAGCTTGCCAGATTGAGCTATAAACATCGGCCATTTGAAGGGCTTTTAAGTCTTCATTGGGGTTCGGAGTCTGAACATATTTCCCCGGCCAAATTTTCATGGTTTCAGGTAGTCCTTCACTACCTACCCACATTCGACTATTCGCAAGCAATATATTAAGCGTTGCGAAATTATGAATATCGCTGATTTCCTCTTCATACGGCATAAGCATCTGTAAAACACCAAGGCCATAAAACATGTGCGAACGAAGTTGATATACCATTTTTTCAAGCGGTTTTCTGTCTTCTTTCGGGAACCCAACATAAAGAATCTTTCGACCAGAATGATTCCAGATTACGAGTAATTCTTCATCAATTCCATCGCCGTCTATGTCGAAATAACAATAAGTACGAACAATATCGTAATATTGCATCCGTTGATTTGCCGGTTCGCCGCTTTTGCCGAGTTGTTCTCTTGTTTGACGAATATTTGATTTCTTGAAAATCGGTTGAATTCCATCAGATTTCCAATTATTCTTTGCAACAAACGCATTAATGTCGTTCATTGTGTAATAAAATCGAAGTCCAAGTATCGGGAGTTCTTCAATTGATGAATAACTACCGGCCGGAACTATAACGTCTTCAATTGGCATAGCATAAAATTTTGGGCCAGCCGATAAAACTTTCGCTGATTTTGTCTTTTTTACCTTCTCAACCCAAGGAATATAAATAAGCCCCGTTCCAAGCTGAACATCATCAAGAACAGATGTTTCAATTGCTTGACGAAGGGCGCATTCCGGCGAGGTTGCGATATGCTCACTAAATCGTTGAAATGCCTTTGCGGTTTTATTTGCTTTCTCGTCTTTTTTCAGTTTCGGTTTTGCTCTAACGGTAATAAGCGGCGATATGTTGAAAATTAGATCGAGTGCTTGGGCATAAATTGTATCTGCCGAAATCGCACCAACTGTTACTTCGATATTTGGAGCGTTTTCAACTGGAGTATCCCTTGCCTCTAATTTAGGCACCCCATCATACATACGAAGACATTCCTGCATAGTTTTATCAAAACGTGTTCTAAAAGCAAAAGCATCTTCGTATTCATTGAATATCCAAGTTGCAAGTTCGTACATCTTTTGCTCAGTAATTCCAAGAACTTGCTTTGATTTATGGCGTTCATAAAATTTTGGCATTTAGATACCTATTGAGCTAAATCGTTATATTCAGCATTACCCCACACTAATCATACCTTTAACAAAAGCATATTCTTACTTTGTCTGACTATTACCCGCTTGATAATGGATTCTAATTTTTATGGCCCCACCAGTAAAGTTACCACCATTCGCAGTAACTATAACTGAAGTGGCAGCAGTATAAAGTGATCGTTGTGTAACTGTCCATTGAGCAAGACCAGTCGTAGAACCAAGAGTCACATTTCTGGCCACTCCAAATCTATCTATATCAGCAGCTATGCCAATATCAATACTTGTCGGTCCCGTTATCCCGGTTGTAATAATGGTGGAAAGTCCGAGAACAACACTTCCAGCCGGGATAGCATTCGTGTAGGTTGCTGTTGCACCAGAAGATGTTGTCAATGTGGCTTCAACGGTCCTTATCTCCAATTGATCGTTACCTATAATTTTAGTTGTCGCATCAATTGAATAATCAATACCTGTCGTATTGGATAGATAGTTGTCTAAAACGATTATAACATCACCAGTGGCAGCAATACCAATAGTCATTGCTGCGGAATTATAAACAGCATTTCGGCATATTTTTAACATTCCAGAACCGGATATTTGTCGTATTGCCCCGATACCATAATGAGCATATCCACTAATATAATTATCATCTATGGAAACATTTCTATGTTCCCTAGCTTCACAGTATATTCCATCACCAGTGGCAGCAAAACCAGAAATAATGCTATTACCATTGATCTTATAATCGGTAAGAATTGGCATACTGGTTGAATCTGTAGCAATTCCTGTATTGCAACCAATAATCTTATTATCGGAAATGCTCACATATGATGTAGTAATAGATGAAGTGTTCGGATATACAAGAATGCCGTATGTTAATGGAGTTACTGCTGTACTCTTAATAGTATTCTTATCTATTCGTGCAAAAGAAAACTCTGGATACGTAGTACCATAGCTTGTCACGTAAGCATAAATTCCAGCTTCGCCATATGTCGCGGAGAAGTAATTTTCTATGGTGTTACCGATAATATCAATATCCTTAACATAATGATACAACCCTGCCGCGTTGTAAACAGTTGCTCTAACATTAATATACATCGAGGCCCGACCATAAACCTTATTATTTAAGATTCTGATCCCGCGACTATAACTTCCGTTTGTGGTATCTGCGGCCTCATTCTCAATATCAAACGATCCGAGAGCTGTTGCATATGTACCAGATGTGGAATTTTTAACGATATTATCGCTAATTGTTACATTAAATACATCGCCACCAGCAATTGCCCACCTTCCCATGTCTTCAAAGTAACAATCCTTAATCGTTACACCGTCAACACCAAAAAGAAAAATGCCGTCTCCCTTTTTATCTGAGCCTACACCAGTTGAGCCGGTTCGATAAAATTTACAGTTTTGTATAACAATATTTTTTGAACCCTTCGTCTCACCGCCGCCGTCCAGCAATACGTCCGAACCGTTTGCAGTATTACCATAAAAACTTAATCCATTATTCATAGAAACATTGGCTGGCGTTGTTGCTATCAATGTTTCCCGGTTTCCGTCAAATATTAAATCACGGATTGTAATGTTATTACTGGCAGTAAATGAGATAAGTCCGCCGCGATTGAAATCAGCCCCCGTAGAAGTGGGAAGTCTTTTAATAGTCGAATTATTTCCCTGTACAACGATATTATTTACTGACGAAACCGTTACATAATCTATTATGTAAGTTTTATTCTTAGCACAGGCTATCGAATATTTAGAATTAAATGCTGCGCTGATTGTTGAAGTATCTTCGTCTTCATCATCCCCATTCACCCCGAACCATTCAACATAAACGCTTCCACTCCACTCCCAAGTCCAATACAATTCCCCCTCGCCAATAGCATCACCTACCGTACCACCGGGCTTGATAATATTACCGCCGTTGTCAGTAAGTCCACCAGATGGAGCGGCTTTTACAATTCTCAATGGTCCGCCGCCACCATCCCCAGAAACATAATATCCTCGAACGATTACAGATTGCCCAGAATAATATCCAACTAAATCGCGCAAGTCGCCTATTGTATCAACTGTGCCAATATCTCCAACAGTATATATCCAGGCCGCTGAACCGTCGCCGCCAACTGGAACAATAATACTTCCACCATTATCGACGTAAGTTCCGGCGGAGGCTCCAGTTACGCCAAAACGAAGCGGACCTCCTACACCATCGCCGGGAGTATAGTAGCCTCCAACAACAACAGTCTTACCATTAATAACCGGAATATAACGTAAATTTGTAACTGTACCATATTTACCGAAATTTAACTCATCAACTGTCGTGATACTTGTTCCATCAGTATCAACTTGCATAAGCGCAAGAGTTCCAGTTGGGTCGGCTGTTCTCGCCGTTGCTGCTGAAAATTCCGCAAAGACGAAATAACCGTCATAAGTAACTGCTGCACCGGCAATTGTAATCGTTCGTGTATCGTTATCTCTCAGATAAACAAATGTTCGCTTATTTGCAGTATAAGTATGCGAAACAGATGACTGACTGACATAATAATTATTCGGAAATCCAGTGCAGGTACTAAGCGTATGAACCAAACTTGCGGATGTTGCACCGATTCCGCCGCTTACAATTGTTGCCTTATCCGGCGAAAGCAGTTGATCCCGTTCGGGTTGTTCCTGCTGAAGGAATGTCTGTAAATCAGTTATAAAAGTTGCGTTACCATCTGGAAGAGTATTAATCGTTTGAGTTGCTGCAAGGCAGTTCGTTGAAAAAAGTACAATAAATATCAGGAATAAAAATTTAATCTTTTTCATTTATTTCTCCTAATTAAACGAATTTCATTATTAAACGAGAACTTGCACTTGCCTCATTGCCGACGACATATGGTGTAATGTTTCGACCGTTTCCTTCGTAACCGTGTTCGATAGATTTTCGTTGATCCGCTACACCATCTGCTGCCGCTGAAAGCGCGTAAAATTCAACCGGACCAGTTGCGCTACCTTCTCCGCGAACAGTTACGGTTTTCGCGTCACCACCAGGAATAAATTCAAATGACACAACTCGATAGACAGTACCGGGATTCCAGGCAGTTGATCCATCGAATGTAATATCAACGGAGTTTTCACCGTATGCGATTGTATTTGCCATTATTTAGTTCCCCCTATTTATTTAAATTACCGGCTTCAAAATTACTTATAATTTGTTCAATTTCAATTTCAAGTTTTGTGATTTCGTTTATATATAATTTGCGTTTATTCTTATTCAACTCTAATTTCAATCTCCGTGAAATACCCACTAAGCAGGCGACTTTTATTCTAACGAGTTCTTTCAAACTCTGAAGTCCATCGCACCTACCTAATGGGCATTGCACGAACATTGCCTGATCCTCTATGGTTTCGATTTCTTCGATTTCTGCCAATTACCGAAAATACCGCCATTTTTCGTTGCACCACCACCACCACGCCGCGCCGGTTGTTTTGCCGTTGAGCCATTCCGAACTGGCCCGGTGTCTGCCTGACCCTTTTTTGTCTTCTCCATTGCTGATCTGCCGCATTTTTCAACTTTCATATTACCTCCTGAATAAGAAAAAAGCGACCCCCGGCAATATACCGAAAATCGCTTAATTTAGCCGGGGATAATTTGCCCCTAGTAGCGAGAACCGCCGCGAGTCGGGCGATATACACCACCGCTCTTTGTCGGGTTCACCTTGCCCCTTTTACCCTTCGCAGGCCCGGGCATCGTCGGCACCTTTGCACCACTTTTGCC